TTACTGAACGGAAAGCCGGTCTGTGGGGTTAGCCAGGACTTGGGCAAGGATTTCCAGAGGGGTACGCCAGTTCAGTGTGGCGCGCGGTCGGGTGTTGAGTTTGTCGGCAATGGCGTCGAGGTCATCTTGAGAGTAGACGGACAGATCAGTGCCCTTTGGGAGGTACTGCCGCAGCAGGCCGTTGGTGTTTTCGCAGGTGCCGCGTTGCCAAGGGCTGTGCGGATCACAGAAATAGACGCGCACATTGGTCGCGGCGCTCAGTTCGGCGTGTCGGGCCATCTCGCGACCTTGATCGTAGGTCAGCGGTGCCGGCGCAGGCAGGCAATCAGTTCGCGACGCAACTCGCCGCGAGGCTGGGCGTAGATGGCGTTGTAAATCGTTTCGTGGGACACGTGCAGGCTCGGGTCGTCGGGAAAGACACGCTTCAGAGTACCGGCGATTTCCTGCGGCGACCACTGACGTTCGCAAAGCAAGCGACGCACGAGGCCCCAAAGGATCGAATCTGGCGCGAGCTTCGGATCTGGTCGTCCAGCCAGTCGGCGCGCGTCGCGAGATGCCTGCGCGGCGCGCGGGCAGTACAAACCGTTGGTTTGAGTATTGCGGGCCAACTCGCGACTGAGCGTCGACGGCGCGCGTTTGAGCTTGCGGGCGATCGCCCGCAAGCTCAAGCCTTCGTCCCGCCAAAAATCGATTCGCATACGTTCTTCAGGTTGCAGTTGTTGGTACGTTCTCTTCGCCATTCGCGGACATTACCGGATGGCGAGAGTGTTGCACTTCAGATTTGAGGCCGCCGCTTTTCAAGCGGCAAATTCGCCAAATGCCTCTTCAAAAAATCTATCCGAATGGATTCGCTTTTAGTTTATTGGAATGAAAGCCCGACTTGTCGCAAAATCAGGAAGCGTTTACGCACACCGCCGTCAGGCGAAATGGCCTTCGGTCAACCGGGAAACCGACGCATCAATACGCAGCGTGGAGATACGCTTTCCGAGCGGAAAGCCCAATGCTCCGGCTACTACGCTCGACGACCCCGGACTGCGCCGCGCACATCACAACTAGCGGAACCGCGCAGATAGCACGTTGACCGACTTGGTTACATCTTGGCGATATGACCAACGGAGCGAATCGGAACACGAGAGGCGCTCACGAAAGCGCCTGATTTGACTGGCCCGCCCTACACGATTCGAACGTGTGACCTACGGCTTAGAAGAACGGTAGCTTGAAAATAGACGGGAACGAAATCGCTGTCGAATCAACGACTTAAGGCGATAGCCACTCCTTAGCCGGCTGCGCTTTCGTGCCCATTTCGGTCAATTTGCAGGCATTCAGGGCACACTCTGGGCACGCCTGCGATCTACTTCCCGGAGGCTGGCTCCGCAACCATCTCGTCCGCCGGATAGAGTTGCAGCATCGCGCGCGCCGCATCGACATTCGTTGTGTGCAGCCACTCGTCATAATCTGACGGCCGCAGGATCACGACCGACCGCTTTTCGTCGTCTAGCCGGTGCATGTGCTTCATGACCGGATGCCCGTCGGCGTTCACGGTCAGCATCGCCATAGCTAGCGTCTCCGCGCCGTCCGGGCCGCGCCACGCCCGCCAGATGCCAGCGACGCAGTACGGCTGCCAGTCGCCTATGCCAATCCGGTAGCGCACGTGCTTTCCTGTTTCCCAGTTCGGTTCGTAAATCCACGCCGTTGGAATCAGGCAGCGCTGCCCTGCGCGCCAGGCTGTTCGGTACGCCGGCTTCTCGGCTACCGTCTCCGATCGCGCGTTGACGGTCATGAACTTCTTCCCGGCCGGCTGAAACGCCTTCGGCATCATCCCGAAGTTCGCGATCACCGCCTCGGCGCCGTCGCCGGCTGCGCGCACGATAGGCGCGAGGTAGTCGGGGTAGATCTCCGGCTTCCACGGGAAGTCCCGATACAGCTCGCTAAACGGTTGGATGTTCAGCTCTCGCAGCTCGTAGTCCTCATGCGGCGCACGGTAGTTGGTACACATCGACCGTCCCCTATTTTCATTTTTGACGGTCCCATCTTACCCCGCGATATACTGTATATCCATACAGTTATAGTGCGCACCATGGAATCCAAGGGCTGTGGCTATATCGGCCTGCACATCCGCACTGTCACGCATGCATGCTGGACCTGCGAGCACTGGAACGGCACCGCCGAGCCTGGAGCGGGCATTGCTCATTGCACCCACCCGAAATGCGTGCCGATGCGCTCGAACCCGAATCATGGATGCAGCAAATGGGTGCGTGCGACAGGCCTCGACGAGCTGGACGACGAAACGTGCGACCAGCTCGCGCAACGCTATTTCACAACCGGTGTCAGCGCGTCATAGTCGCGCTCGCACTGCTGGCCGGCGATGCGGGCTCGGTCAGCGTACTCTGCCAGCTCGCCCGCGCGCTGGTCAGCGCGGCCGAGCACGTTGGCAAGCAGATCGAGGGCGTCACCGGCTGCCGGGCTTCCGGTGGAAGCGGCGGGATGGCGGGCGGCTGCGACGAGTTGATCGACGCGTTGCTGCAGGCTGCCAGCGGCAGCGCGAGCAGCAAAAGCATCCGCGAGCGCGGCCGTGCGTTGGTGGTTCGCATCGTTTGCGATCTCCTGTTGTGCCGCGGTGCGGCGTTGTTCTTCGGCGCGCGCCGCGATGACGGCGTCGAGCTGCGCCTTCTGAGCGGCGGCAGCCGTCACGCGCACGCCGTCGGCGTGCCCCTTGAAGTAGCCGCCGGCCAGGCCGACGATGGCCGCCGCGATGACGGTGAGCCAGACACGGGGATCGAACCAGGTCATTTGTGCTCCTTCGCGTGCAGCTGCTTCAGCTCGTCGGGCGAGTAGACGAAGCCCGGCAGCAGGAACGCCTGCACGCTCCAGACCGGGTCGCTTTCCTCGTGCCGGCCGTGATCCTTGCCACGGTGATGGAGCGCGCACAGCAGCAGTTGGTTGTAGGTCGAGTCGACAAACGCCTCGGGCCGCGCCGGGTCGAATGCCTCCCAGTCGAAGCCCTGCGTCAGCTTGATCACGTCCCAGATCGGGTGCTGAAGCGGAATCGGAACAATGCGCCGCAGCTTGTGGCTGAACATCGTGTCGCACTTGTTGAGTGCGACCTCGCGGATCCATTTCCAGTCGATCGCGTGCGAGAACGCCCACTCGAAGAACCGGTGGTGCGACTCGACGGCTTGGTCATCTCCGCACACTGCGCAGACGTACCCACCGGCCGCCTTCATCGAGCGCTTGCTCGCGCGGAACGTCGACGATTCGGTGCGCGGCTCGTGGTCGGGGTAGAACACGTCCTCGGACAGCGTGCGCCGCGTTTCATGGGTTTTCGTCGTCATAGGCCACGCTCGCAGAGTGCGCGCTCTTCTGCGCGCCGTTTCACCAGACCCGGCAGCACACGGCCGCCGGCCGTCACCCACTGCGGCCGGCCGCTGTCCGCCTCGTTCAGTGCGCGGCACGCGCCCTTCCAGTCGCCGGAGTTGAACCGCTTAGCCGTCGTGCTGCCGCAGTACGCACCCGCGCCGACGTTGTAGGCGAAGCTCACCGCGGCCGCGAGCTGGTTCGTATGCCCTTTCAGGACCGGCGTGCACTTCAAGACCGGCTCGGCATGCTCGATGAGCCGTTGCTCGAGGCGCGCTCGACATTCCTCCGGCGTGAAGCGCTGGCCGGCGTGCACGTCCTTCGTATCGCCGTTGCACGCCGTGATGATCCCGATCGGGTCCGGACGCGCGACCAGCTCGAGCCCCTCGAACTTCGGGACCATGGAAAAAAGAAGGGCTGCCGCAGCAGCCCCCACAACACCCGCCAGTGTCTTCTTCGGTACGTTAGCCATCGAGCAATGCCCTCTTCCCTTTGTTCTTGACCAGGTAGTACGCCTGCAGCCCGATGTACGCGATCGTCGCGACGGCTACCCACCAGTTGATGTCGTGGCCGGTCAGCCACAGCCAGAAATTGCTTCCCACCGCCGGCGCCGACTTGGCAGCGCTCACCGCGAGATCGTTCTTCATCGAGTCCCCGAAATGAAAAAGCCGCCCGAATGAAGGCGGCAGTGAAATATTCTTGACCACTAGACCCATTGGGTCTAAATTGACAGGTAGCGGTAGCGCATCCAGCGCAGCCCGACATCCCGAAAGGAAACGACCATGAAACTCGCTTTTCGCGCGCGGTCACCGCGCGCCTGCGCCCATGCCAATCAAGTACACACCTCCCGGAACCCGGGATCTCGCGACGCTCAAGCACGAGCTGAACATGACCGGCAAGCAGATGGCCGATCTGTTCTGGCTGGCCGGCGATCATCAGTGGCGGAAGTACACCGGGGGGCAGTCACCGAGGGAGCTGAGCCCGCATATGGCGTTCGTGGCTGCCGCGAAGCTCACCCTCACGGCGGACGAGTTCGCGCGCATCCTCGCGAAGATGGCGGCGTTCGGCGCACACGTCGAGGAGGCGACCGATGGAGAGCCGCAGCTGTAGCGATGGCCCTTGGCTGCTGTGCAGCTCTCACCGCTTGCGGGGGCGGAGGTGACGGCAGCGGCCAGCTTACCGCGCCGGCGACACAACCCGAAGCTACCCCGGTTCCGGCGCCCTCCTCTTCGAAGACGGTCAAGATCGCGATGTATGGCGATTCGACTGCGTTTGGCACGACGCTCGTGGCCGGCGACTATGTCCAGTCTCCGCACAATGAGCCCGCATCAGTCCAGTTCGCGCTCCAGCGTAGGTACGGCGCCGCGGTAACCGTCGAAAATCGTGGTGTGCCCGGGTCGACCTGTGGTCAATGGCTCTGGGGGCAAAAGGACGTCCAACAAGCATGGGCGGTCGAGATGTCGAAGTCCGATGCGCAGATCGTCACGATGAATTGTGCGATCAACGACGCCTTCCTTCCCAATGAGACAGACCAGGATTTTCAGTACATCTACGGCCAGTTCGCGCAGACCGCGCGCCAGTACGGAAAGACCTTCGTCATCATCACTCCGAACCCGATCGACGACCCGCACAATGCGCGGCTGGAGGAGCTTGTGCGCAGCCAACATTACGTTGCGGAGCTCCAACAGATCGAAATCATCGACCAATGGAGCACGATCCAGCGGGCGATGCCGAACTGGCAAGCCAACCTACCCGATCGGATTCATCCGAACGACGCGCTGTACGAATACATGGCGCAGATTTCTGCCGCATCACTGGATGGCGTAGTTAATCGGTACCTAACACGCTGACTCGATTCGCTGATCCCCAACCGTTGCTGTGGCAAAATCCGTGCACTTACGAACCTTGCCACGGTATGCAAACCCCAACAGCATTGAGCTCCCACGCCAAAAATCTCGATATTGAGGTTCTACGGGCCATCGCGATCTTAGGAACGATGGCTTCGCACCTCGACATCCTGTTTTTTTGGGGAAGCAATCGAATCGATGCGCTCCAGCGGACGTTCTTTCTGTGGGGTGGCGTCGACCTATTCTTCTGCATATCCGGCTATGTCATCACCGGGAACTTACTGCGCACGCTTCCCGATGTTCGACATACGGGGTTCGGGGAATTTGCAGTCCCATTCTGGATTCGGCGAGCCTGGCGAATTCTTCCTTCGGCATGGCTTTGGATGGCAATACCTTTATTGCTGAGCGTGGTGGCAAATCGCACCGGCTACCTCGGAACTCCGATCGGAAATACTATCGATTCTCTATCGGCAGTGGCCCAGGTCGCCAACTTCCATTTCTGGGCCTGCTATGCAATTCCCAATACTACATGTGGGATCGATCAGGTCTACTGGAGTTTATCGCTCGAGGAACAAAGCTATCTCCTGCTGCCCGTCCTTCTGTACTTCGCCAGCAGGCGCACTGTCGTTTCGATACTGTGTGCGGTCGTGGCGATTCAGCTACTCCTGCCGAGACCGATCCTGTCGTTCCTCTGGTTCGTCAGGACAGATGCACTTGCGCTTGGCGCCCTGCTTGCACTTCTCCAACACGGGGGTTGGTATCGCAGGATTGAGCCGCGAGAATACCTGCGAGGATGGACGTCCGTAGTCGCACTGGCCGCGCTATGCACGTTTTTAGCGTCTATCCCTGGATATTTTTCGATCATCCCATTCCACACCGGCCTCGTCGCGCTCGTTTCGTGCGTGATGGTATGGATTGCGAGCTATGGGAAAGGCTACACGATGCCCGACTCCATCGCGAAACGCGCTCTCGTATATGTTGGATCCCGGTCTTATGCGATCTATTTGATCCACGTCCCGGTGTATCGATTCACTCGAGAGATATGGGAACGAATTTCGATAGACCTGAACCGCACCGGATTTTGTGGAGGCTCGTATTCTTGAGAGAATCGAGTCATGAACAAGAAGGCAAGCAAATTTTCCCCGGAAGTGCGGGAGCGCGCAGTGCGTCTGGTACGCGAACAGCGTAGCGAACACCCGTCGATGTGGGCAGCGGTCGAATCGATTGCGCCGATGATCGGCTGTACGCCGCAGACGCTGCTGGATTGGGTCAAACGCGACGAGGTCGACCGCGGGGAGCGCGATGGCGTGAGCACGACCGAGCGTGAACGCATCAAGGCCCTGGAACGCGAGGTCAAGGAACTGCGCCGGACCAACGAGATTCTCAAGCTGGCGAGCGCGTTTTTCGCCCAGGCGGAGCTCGACCGCCGTTTCAAGTCCTGAAGGCCTTCATTGATCAGCATCGCGACACCTTCGGGGTCGAGCCGATCTGCAAGGTCTTGCGGATTGCCCCGTCGGGCTACCGACGCCATGCTGCGCAGCTTCGCGATCCGTCCAAACGCTGCGCCCGCGCCAAACGCGATGAGCTTCTGCAGCCGGAGATCAAGCGTGTCTGGCAGGCCAACATGCAGGTCTATGGCGTGCCGAAGGTCTGGAAGCAGATGAACCGTGAGGGCATCTTGGTCGCACGCTGCACGGTCGGGCGGTTGATGAAGCTGCAGGGCTTGCGAGGCGCAGTTCGCGGCAAGCGAGTTCGCACGACGACTCCCGATGCGAGCGCGCCGTGCCCGCTGGATCGGGTGAACCGGCAGTTCAAGGCTGAGCGACCGAATCAGCTTTGGGTGTCGGATTTCACCTACGTCTCGACATGGCGGGGCTGGCTTTACGTGGCGTTCGTCATTGACGTGTTCGCCCGTCGCATCGTTGGCTGGCGCGTCAGTTCGTCGATGACCACGGACTTTGTTCTGGATGCACTTGAACAGGCGCTGTACGCTCGCCAACCGGGTGACGACGGGACATTGATACATCACTCCGATAGAGGGGCGCAATATGTCAGCATTCGGTACAGCGAACGGCTGGCTGAGGCCGGCATCGAGCCGTCGGTCGGCAGCCGGGGCGACAGCTACGACAATGCGCTGGCCGAAACGATCAATGGCCTGTACAAGACGGAACTGATTCATCGGCGCGCCCCTTGGAAAACGAGGGAATCCGTCGAACTGGCAACGCTGCAATGGGTGGCCTGGTACAACCATCATCGGTTGATGGAACCGCTCGGCTATATCCCGCCCGCTGAGGCTGAGGCAAACTACTACAGGCAACTCAGAAATGCCGCTGACTTGCCTGCATTAACTTAAACCAACCGGCCTCCACGATTCCCGGCGCGGTTCAACCCGACCGCTATCGGCGGCGCATATTCGCTGCGCTTCGCCCTCACCGCCATCCCACTGACGCTCCTGCTCGCCGAATTGAATTATCGGTTTGTCGAGACGCCGCTCCGGGTCCGAGGGGCGCGCTTGGCCGATCGATGGTCGCATACGCGTTTGAATACCCTCATCAAGGGGACGCAGTAGAAAGCGGTTCGGATGGCGGCTCAAGCATCTCTTGTGCGAACATTGGCAGCGTATCGAAGTACGACTTGTATCTCGGATCCGATGATTCGATCTCTGCTTGGTTAGGAAATACGTCCTGGTCCTGCTCGCTCGAAAAAATTGCCACGATGACTTTTTCGTCTGAGTCTGAGAACTGCACAAACATGGAGACTCCTTAGAATTCGTAACCTGAAACGCTAAGCGTGAACGTCGGCGTACCTGCCGACGATGTCGCCCCGTAATAAATCGTCTGCGGCGCCGTAACAGGCAAGTCTCTATATGGCGTCGAGATGCCCCCCGGCGCCGCAACGCTATTATTCACGCCCTGAATACCCACCCCAGACGACGCTGCATAGACGCTCAACGACGAGTTGGGTGTCGACGAAGTCGACGATACGGACATCGTGCCCGAGACCTTGCGCGCGTTCATCGGCACAGCGGAGGAAATCGACAATGCCGTCGGCGACGCTTGAGTCGTACCAGTCGTCAGCACCGTGACGAACGGAATCGAGATCGCTCGATCCACTTGCACGCCCGCGATCAGCTGTCCGCTGCTGTTCGTCGGCCACACGCTCACCAGCGCCGATGCCGTATAGCCGGCCGGCATGTTGGCGCCGCCATACACATTCGGCTGCACCGCGCTCGTTGCATTCCTCGCGAGCAACGCGCTCGTCCCAGTCGTCGGGTTGTAGATCGCGTACAGAGCGACATAGCCGCTCGTCGGGGCGCTCCCCGTGTCCATGCCGCCCGCACCCGTCGTAGCCAGGTTGATCGCCTTGCTGAAGTTCGGGAGCTTGTATGCTGCACCGCCGAGGGCGGATTCTACGATGATCTCGTCCGCCGTGAACGTCGCCGATGCGCTCGCCGCAGACACGATCATGCTGGCATTGCGAACCGCGCCGACCACGCCGCCGGATGTACGCTGCGCGGTGACAGAATAAGGCAATTGAGCACTTCCGCCAGTCGCTATCCACTGAGTTCCGCCGACCGAGACGATCAACAAGTTGTCGCCAGGGAAAAGGACAACACTTGTGTTTCCCCCATTCCCGAGAATCGTGTCACTTCCTGCCCGCGCAATGGTGACACTCGCGCTAGGTGATGTATTGTTGAACAGGAACGAACCGGACGACGGCATCGAAGAAGCCGACGGCAGCGTAAACGTGGACGATGAACCGCCCCAAAAGTTAATCACTGATCCAGACTGCGAAGCGGTGAGCGTCTGGTTTGTCGTATAGGCATAAAATGCCTGGAAATTGCCGAGCGATCCCTGAATAAGCGCACGAATTGCAGTCGAAACTTGTGCATAGTTCGTCTTACTAGGCGTCAAACCTGCAGCAAGAACGATATTTCGCAGTTCCTCCTGAAGCATGTTCAACCAGGACGCACGGACCTTCGTCGCGGGCGTGCCGGTGGCCGGATTCCCTTCGGTGAAGTAACCCTCGGCCGCGGCCGCTTCAGGCGTCGGCAATGAGGTTGCAGCAGTTGCGTCGTCGATACGATACATACGACCTCTTATGCGTAAGCAAAAATCAAAATCGTGTGCGCCGGTGCGACTGCACGCAGCTCACATTCGAGAACGGAATTACCCCACGATGCGAGCGCATCGCCAGCAGCCATCGCGCCCGCACGGGCAAATACAATCGTGTTGAGCGGGGCGTTCACCTGCCATGCGAAGCTCCAGGCAGTTCCGGCGCATGCCCCACCAGCCGTAAGCTGTCCCGCTCGGGCTTCGACGAACTGCGTGATCGTGATGGCGTAGCCGAGGTTGCCCGCAAACTGAATCAGATCTGCGATGGAGGGACCACCCCCTCCCACGAAGCGCGCAACCACTTGGCTCTGACGCTGCGGGATAGTCGGAGCCGGGCCAGCACAAGGATCTGGCAACCCCAGCGTCTCTTCCCACTCCGGCAAAAGCTCATATGCCGTCGCTGGAAACGCATCAACCAGAAGGTAGTTCGACCGTGCGGTCTGGCGCACGTAGCTGGGCGCCAGACCGCTCAAAACCTGCGTCTGAACAGCATCGACGGCTCGTGGCCAAACACGCCCTCTCGGCATTAACCCCTGGAGCGCCTTCAGAAAGTCGGCCGCAGTGAAGTTCGGTGCGAGCATGGGCCCTCATACGTAAAGCACGTTGGCGAGAACCGGCAGTTGGCCGAAACCGCTGGTGATATTCCCCGGATAAGTCGTCGTGGTAGCGCCCACGACGCCCTGAATCAGGTTGATCAGGAAGCCGCTGGTACCAGCCACAGAACGAATTGCCGCCGAGATGTCGTCGCGATAAATCGTCCCGGCGCGAGGATCCCCGTTCCGAAACAGGACATCTGAGATGGCGGAAGCGATTGCCGCCCGCGTCGCGGTCGTCGCAGAAGTCAGCCCCGACAGCGTGATGGTCAGATTATTCGAGATCGGCGCGCACGAATACACCAACGCCGTTACAGGCTGCTCGGTGGCGATCGAATCGGCCACAACAAGCTGATCGCCGGTCGCTACGGTGCCACGTGGTGCGCCCCCAGGGCCTTCGTCAAACTGAGAGACGCCGTCGGTACCCTGCGGGAACCCGCCGTGCCCTGCCTCGGCGTTGTCCCACATCGTGTACACGACGACGGTGCCGGCACCGAATCCGTTCGGCGCACACCACGCGCGCGTCACACCCGGAACATCTTTCGCCCAGCGACAGCGATGCAATATTGAGCGGGCTGTCGTCGGTCGTCAGCTGAACCGGTTTCGACAGTGTCAACAGGATTTCATCGGGACTGGCCGTCGGATTTCGTGCGGCATCGTGCCCGAACGAGGCGATGAAATCTTCCGCTTCGTCGATCTGGCTGCCGTACATCTGATCGATCACGTCGACCGGAACACCGCTGATGATCGCAACCAGTGCGATTGATGTGCCAAACACCCCGGCCGATCGCTCGGCCGCCTCATAGTCACCTGCCAGCGGCTCACGGAGCGTGATCTCGGTGACGGACTTCTCGTCCGCCCCCTTCCCGTACGTCAGCGGCTTGCGCAGGACAATCGTTTTCGTATCGCTCATCGATCACTGCTCCGTGACCGCGCCCTGGAGACCTTCCCAGCGGCACGTGGCCGCGCCTCCAAGCGCTGTAGAGCATTTCGGCTGAAGTTGCCGTACTGATTGAGAAGCGTCTTGTCCTTCGGGTTCAGCCAGGTTTTCCCGCGACCAATAAGCTTATGGTCACCACCGAATTCGTACGGCTCGAGGTAGGCCGCCGCGATGTCCTTTACGAATACGCGCGCCTCAAGATCGCTCTTACGAGCCCCTTTCACAGCGACGGAATTGATCGTGAACGGAGTCGGCCGATCGAACACTTCCGGCAGAGCGGCCTTTTCGGCCCCCTGCGCGAGCTTCGCTGTTGCCGTGAGCGCCTGCGAAATAGCGAAAGGCAGCTGATCCTTCGGAAGACGAGTGAGTGATTTGCTCAGCGCGCGCACGTCAGCGTCAACGCTGATTGCGAACGCCGCCGGCATCAGTCGCCCGGCTTGATGGCCGGATGGTTTTTCAGGTCGGCCAGACGCTCCGTGATGCGACGGAATTCGTGCACTGCGACGTTGCCGACGATCCGAAGCAGATGCTCGATCTCGGCGATGATGTCGAGCGGATGTTCGGCAGACGCATCCGCCACGTTCACGACGTCCGCCCCTGCATGCTGACTTGCGCCAGTGACCGCGGCTTCCGTCGGACCGGTTGTTTGCGAGGACTGCTCGGCGCCCGCTGCCGAGACGCCCAGCTCTTGGCCGCCTTGAGCAGCTGCGTTTTCGTTCAGGCTTTCCATCCGAATCTCCAATGCAAAAAGCCCGCTTGCATTCGCATAGCGGGCTTCGTTTTTTGCTCGTGACTTCGCCTCCCAATGGGAGGCGAAAGCTCACGCGCAAGGCGGAATCTGTAATCTGGGTCGAATCATAGAACAAGGTTCTCGGGTTTACAACCCCCTTCTCGAACATTTTTTATGACAGTGCTAGCCGAGAGCGATGCAATGCGTCGAGAAATTGCCGTATGGGCTTCCGCGAGCACCAACTCGAACTTTCGTCCACGCAACACAGCTCGGTGCGTCTTGCGCATTCTCGTTTGCACCTGCTCCGGCGACATGCGCAAAACATACGTGTATTTGAGCACCCATTTAGAGACATGGTCCGGCATAGATGACCATGCAGCCTCAACGAGCCAACCATCTCTCTCGATCGGCGTGACCGTAGCAGGCCACGGGCTGCCATCGCGCAACGCAACGTAAAGACGCGCCCATTGCGCACAAACGCCATCATGGAATTTCGGCGATCGCACGGTGATCCTCGACGACGACGGCACGATCAATCACTACGTGATTCTGCTGCCCGGTGAAGCCGAATCGGTGAACTGGACAGACGCCAAGGCATGGGCAGCCGACCGCGATGGAGAGCTGCCGACACGGCGCGAACAGTCTCTCCTGTTCGCCAACCTGAAATCGGAGTTCGAGTCGGCCTGGTACTGGTCCTGCGAAGTGCACGAGACCGAGTCCGGCTGGGCGTGGTGCCAGAGCTTCGACTACGGCCTCCAGTACGACCACGACCAGTACGACCGGTTGCGCGCCCGAGCCGTCCGCAGATTTATTCCTTCGGTAATTTGATCATTTAATCCACCGTGGCCCTGCATACCCAACTTCCGATTTATCGAGCAGCCTACGTGCTGCTCGACGTCGTCACTGACCTTGTCAAAAATATGCCTCGCGACTTCACCCGTCTATCGCTCTCGCGATGGTCGACCCGTGCCCGTTCTGCGGTTCCGAGAACGTCGATCCGAAGGGCTGGCTCGCAAACGACGGCCGAAGCGGTCCGGCTTGCGACGACTGCGGCGCGACAGCCGAATCGGTGGAGGGCTGGAATCGTCGCGCGCAGCCCGAACCGCCAGCGGCGGACGAGCGGGCCGATGCGCTCTACGACAGCGCCTACTGCGCGGGCGTGCAAGAAGGTTTCCGGCTCGGCGACGCTGGCGACAACGAAGGTCTGCGCAAGGTGCTGGAATCGCGCGCCGGTTACGTCGCGGTGCTGCGCGCTGCCCGCGCCTCGTCGCCCAATGCGGCGGGGGCGGAAGGCGAGACTGCGGCCAGCGAAGAATTCCGACAAATCGCGCTCACCGAGCTGTACGAGTTTCAGGAATTGACCGGTTGCAGCACATCCGACGAGTACCGCGAGAAGCTCGCCGCGCAGGCGGCGGAACCGGTGGCGATCGTATCTGACGACGTGGAAGTGCTGAGTTCTGCACCTTGGGCGCGCTCGGGAATGCGCGCGGCATGATGGAATCCGCCGCACCTGGCGGCCGTCGATCCACATGCCGCGCACGGCAGCACGCTTCGCGCTCGAGATCACCGGTGTGCGCGTCGAGCGCCTGCAGGACATCAGCGAAGCGGATGCGGTCGCCGAAGGCATCGACAAAACCGCTGCAGGCTTCTGGAGCACGTACGGTCAGAACGACGTCGACGGCACGTACTCGCCTCGCCGTTCGTTCCAGTACCTGTGGGACGGTCTGAACGCGGCCAGGGGCCATGGTTGGGATGCGAACCCCTGGGTGTGGTGCGTAGGATTTCGGAGGGTCGAACGGTGAGCGAACAAGAAGAAACCGCTCTCACCCTTCAGCAAGTCGCCGAGCGCATGCAGCTGTCATACAGCACTGTGTTCTCGATGCGTAAGCAAATCGGATTTCGCTTGCCCGGATCCCGGGTCTGGCGAGTCTGGCCGTCTCGACTTGCCGGGTTATCAGAAAAACGCAACAATCTGACCCGGCTATCGCTGCGGGTCGGTGGAGAAAATGCATGTCAATCCGCAGACGTAAAGGCTCGGGGGTCTGGTTTATCGACCTCCGCACGCCAAGCGGCGAAAGAATTAGACAGTCTACTGAAACAAAGGACAGGCGTGCAGCGCAGGAATACCACGACCGGCTGAAGGCCGATCTGTGGCGGCAGGATAAGCTGGGAGAAGTGCCAGACCGAGTCTTCGAAGAAGCCGCGGTTCGATTCCTGAAGTTGTGCGAGGGTCAACGCGACTACGCCGGGAAGCTACGGCATGTCGCGTACTGGAATGAGCAGTTTGCGGGGCGTGTGATCCGGAAAATTACGGCCGACGAGATCTTCGATGCGCTGCCAACGCATCGGCTGATCAAGGGGAAGCCGGCGCGGCCACTGGAGCCTGGAACACGCAATCGATACGTCAACACCATCCGGCGGATGCTGAATTTGTGTGTCGAATGGGAATGGATCGATCGCGTGCCGAAGCTCCAGCGATTTGAGGAGCCGGACGTGCGTGTGCGATGGGAGTCACCGGAAGTCATCATGAAGATGATCAACGCATTGCGCATCCCATGGATGCGCGACGCCGCGGTCGTCGCGGTGGCTACCGGTATGCGCGAGTCTGAGCTGTTCGGGCTTCGTGTATCGCAGGTCGATCTGGCGCAATGCAACGCCTGGATTACGCATGAGGGGGCGAAGTCGAGGCGAGCACGGTCGGTGCCGCTGAATGAGGACGCCATGAGCGTGATCAAGCGGCGTATGGAGACGGCTACGGATCTCGTGTTCACGCGGGAATTTACGCGCGGAGACGGGCCGCCGAAGCTGATCGGCCAGATCGACAAGCGAGATTTCGCGCGCGCCTGCGAAGTGGCCGGTATGGAGGATTTCAACTGGCATGATCTGCGCCACACCTGGGCGAGCTGGCACGTACAGCGGGGGACACCGCTGATGGTGCTGAAGGAGCTTGGCGGATGGGAGACGATCGCGATGGTGCAGAAGTATGCTCACCTTGCGCCCAGCCACCTGGCGCAGCACGCCGGCACGGTCACGTTTTGGGCACAGTCGGTAGGCGAGAAACAAAATACGCCGCTGTCGGAGGCGGCGCAAGGCCTTGCTGCATAA